TCTTCAGCGCGCCTGATCCTGAAATCGCAGCGCGACGACGACGTGCCGCAGAAAGAACTGCTCTACCGGCGCGACATCATGGTCACCGTCGAATATGCCGAGACGGTCAGCGTTACCGCTACGCAAGTTGTCGACATCGTCGAGAACATCGCAGTCGGTGTGAATGGCTACAACGGTGGCACATACCCCAACACAACCACGGTCAACTACTGAGGCACCTATGGACTTCATCCTCACGGTCCGCGAGCCCTTCGGCGGCTACAACAAAGGCGACGAGATCAGCGATCCGGCCAAGGTCAAAGAGATCCTGTCCGGCGAGAACGAGCATCACGTCATCAAGCGCGCTGCGGCTCAGCCGGTCAAGAGCGCCGCCTAAATCCCCTCCCCGCTTTCCCCTGAAGGGCCGCCATTGCGCGGCCTTTTGTCATTTCTGGAGCTCGCATGACTCAGATCGTCCAGTACGGACAGGTCAATACCACGGCTTTGATCGTGCCGGACTTGATCGTCCAGATTATTGCGCCGCAGGTCGCGCAACTCAACGGCGTGCCCACGAACGTTGCCGGCTTTGTCGGTACGGCCACGTGGGGCCCGGTCAACTCGCCGACCATCGTCGGCAGCATGGCGCAGTACGCAACGAACTTTGGCGCGATCCAGAACCGTCTGTATGACATGGGCACCGCAGTTGCCGCGGCTGTGCTGCAAGGCGCGAACAACTTCCGCTGCGTTCGTGTCACGGATGGAACCGACGTCGCTGCGTCGATCGTCGTGCAGACGACCTGCATCACGTTCACGGCCAAATACACCGGCACGCTGGGCAATTCGGTCACCGTACAGGTTGCGCCGGGTTCGGCTGCGAGCTCGTACAAGGCGATCGTGGCCCTCCCCGGTCAAGCGTCGGAAGTGTTCGACAACATCACCGGCACTGGTAACGCGCTGTGGGTCAACATGGCCGCAGCGATCAACTCCGGCCAGGTCGGTGCGCGCGGTCCCTCGCAGATTATTGTCGCAACGGCTGGTGTTGGTACGACCGCACCCGCAAGCGCAACCTATTCTCTGACGGCCGGTACAGACGGCGCGACGACGATCACCTCGGCGACGCAACTCGGTCAGGACACGATCCCGCGCAAGGGCATGTACGCACTCCGCGGAACGGGAGCCTCGGTTGCGGCTCTCGTCGACTGCTCGGACACGACGTCGTTCGCCAATCAGGTTGCTTACGGCTACTCCGAAGGCACGTACATGGTCGGCGTCACGCCTGTTGGCGACACAATCAGCAACGCGACAACGACCAAGGCCACGGCCGGCATCGACGCGTACATCTTCAAGTACATGTTCGGCGACTGGATCTACTTCAACGATCCGGTGAATGGTGGCGTGCGCCTCATCTCGCCGCAGGGCTATGTCGTCGGGATGCTTGCGAATCTCTCGCCGCAGAACTCGTCGCTGAACAAGCCCATGCAGGGCATCGTCGGCACGCAGAAGTCGTATCAGAATCAGCAGTACTCGAGCGCAGAACTCCAGGCACTCGCACAGGCTGGTATCGACGTCATCACGAACCCGATCCCTGCCGGCAATCAGTTTGGCGTGCGCATCGGCCACAACAGTTCGTCGGACAACACCCGCAACGGCGATAACTACACGCGGATGACGAACTACCTCGCGGCGACGGTTGCTGCGGGCATGGGCATCTATGACGGGCGTCTGCAATCGGTCCAGTCGACCGACCCGCTTCGCCGTGCTGTGAAGGCCACGCTGGACAACTTCTATCTGAGCCTCCAGCAGCAACAGATGATCGACGACTTCACGGTCCAGTGCGATCTGAACAACAACACGCCTTCGCGCATCGCCCTTGGCTATCTGCAGGCCGATATCCGCGTGCGCTACCTCGCTGTCGCCGAGAAGATCCTGATCAACCAGGAAGGCGGCCAGTCCGTGACGATCTCGCGCCAGCAAGTCTCGTCCTTCTAACCTGGAGAAACCATGTCTATTGGTCCTTTTTCGACCGGGCGGGACGTTGTGCTTGACATCGTGCTGCCGACCGGCGCCCTGCGCCTTCCCACTACGACGACCGACTGGGAAGCCAAGCCGAAGTACAAGACCATCGAATCGATCGCGCTGAGCGGTGAAAACAACCACGCCAACGTGCCGATTGGCTGGACGGGCACGATTGGCCTGGATCGCACCGACAACATCGTCGGCGACGCGTTTGCCACGCTCGAAGCGAACTACTACGCCGGCATCAATATCGGCTACGCGACGATCACCGAGACGATTTCGGAAAGCTCGGGCGCGATCACGCAATACCGCTACACGAAAGTCGCCCTGCGTCTCGAAGAGGCTGGCAAGTGGGTTGGTGATGACCGCGTGCAGGTCCGTATCGGCTTCGAAGCATCGCGCCGAATCAAGCTACAGTAACGTTCTGGCTGCGGATAGGAGGCATCCGACAAGCGCGCATCCCTGAGCGCGTTTCCGCAAGCCTCTAATCAGGGGTTTTGCAGGGGAAACCCAACATGACGACGAAAAAGCCTACGCTGGAAATGACCGCGGCGACGGTCGAGCAACCTGCTGTCATCGATAACATCGTGACGGATGCAAAAGGTCGCGTGCTGAAGGTGGTTGAGCCCGATGTATTGGCCGAGAGCCGCCTGATGCGCATGGTCGGCCCGGAAGCGGCGTTGAATCCTGCGTACATGCGCCTATACGTGATGCCAGCCGTCTCGGTGGTCGAGATCGACGGCGAAGAGATGGGCTTTCCGCTGACGCAGCGCGAAGTCGATGCCGCTATCAGCCGTCTCGGGCATGAGGGTATCAATGCCGTGCTCGAGCGCAATGCGGCGAAGAAAAAGAAGGAAGAAGAGGACGCTGCGGTAAAAAACTAGCCCGGAATCCCGCTTTTCAGGATGCCTGCTGGCTCGTGAGAAACGGGGTTCCGTTCCATACCGCTTTCGGCATCCCGCAAAGTCGCGACTGGCAGCTCGATAGGGTTGAGAGACGGGCGATGGCGATCACGTTTTCGTGCTTCCGGGGTGCGGAGTATGACTGGGAAGCCATGCGGTTCAAGGAGTCGAAATGAAGGCGTATTCGAGTTTCGGCGCCTTCGCTCGGCACCTTGAAGGGCTCGCGGTAAAGACGCCGGAAGTGACGCATGAACTGGTCAAGGCCGGCGGCGAAGAGATCCGCGACACGGCGAAGGGCATGATCGGCTTTTACCAGACCGACATTGCCCCCTACCCGGATTGGGCGCCGCTCAGTGAGAAGTACGAAGCGGAAAAAGTTGCCGCGGGCTTTGAGCCAGATGCGCCGCTTCTGCGTACTGGCGAGATGCAGAAAAGCGTCAATACTGATTCGGAGCGCAACGAGGCGGTCGTCGGATCGAACGATGCCGTGCTCAAGTATCACGAATTCGGCACCGACAAGATGCCGCCGCGCCCTGTCCTCGGTCCTGCCGCGCACTTCAGCACACCGCGCATCCTGTCCCGCATGGCAGCAACGACGTTCTATTTCCTGTCTGGCCGCGGCTGGAAGCTTCAGGTGCGCCGGAAGTAGAAGAACAGAAAGATGATGGCGAGTATCGCCAGATAGACGCCCACGTACGGCACGAACAGCAGCATCGAGGGCATGAATACCGCGAATAGCCGGTTCATCGGCGGTCGCAAATGCCAGCGAAGCCGCCAACCGTGCAAATGCCCGCTCTGGCTCTTGAGCCTGGGCTTCGGGTATTGGACGAAGCTGATGTGGTCAGCCAGCCATTCGTGAAGGCGCCGCAGCATAAAAGCTCCCGCAAGTCCCTGATTCTATACCGAAAATGATCAACGTCTACGAAATCGGGACGACGCTTAAGCTCAACGACCTGATCACGCCGCAACTGCTCAAGTTGGCGGATGAATTCCGCAAGGTCGATGCGCAGACGCTGCAGATCAACAAGCGTCTGCAAAAGATGGGCGCTGAAGTCGTAGGCATCCGCAACCTGGCCGGCGCATCGAAGAATCTCGCCGCGAGCATGAAGGCGATCAAGGACGAATCGGCGCTCGCTGAAAAGAACCTGTTCGCAATGCGGATGGCGCTGCCTGGCGGTGGCCTCGGGCTTGAGACGGAACTGATCGCGGCAAACGCTCAGGCGCGCACCCTGGCGGCGACGCTGGCTGGCATTCGTGGTGGCGGTCGCCTCCCGCCAGGCGGCCATCCTCCACTTCCGGGCGCCGGTGGTGGCGGTGGTCGTCGTGGCGGTCACGTCCATGGCGGCAATATACACATGGGGCCCGGTGGCGTCGGTATCGGTGGCGTAGGCGTCGGCCTGATGAGCGATGCACTTGTGCCACTCGGCGCGGGGATGGTGACGTACTACGTCGGAAAACAGTTCTACGAAGGCGCGAAGGATTATCAGGACGCCTTCATGCGCTTCAAATCGCTCAATCTGGGCGATCAGGTCAATTCGGAGGCGGACAAGTTCGTCAAGGCGACGAAGGTCTACGGCGTCTCGCAGACCGAGTTGATGAAAGCGCTCGGCGAGTCGGTCGGCCTGTTCGGGTCGTTTGATGAGGCGAAGAAGTTCACGCCATCGCTTCTGACGCTTGGCAAGGCAAATTCGGCGATCTTCGGTGACAAGCTGGGCCCGATGGACGATGAGGGGCTGAAAAGCCTGCTCAAGTTCAT